TGTGCAGCGTTGCTGCTGGACAGAGCAACTCCATTTTGGAGTTTTGCCAATTCCCCCATGTTGCCATCATGGGAAAGCGCGAAGAATCCCTTCGCGGCTTCCGAAATCTCTTTCAGCCCTTTCTTGTCCAGAACATCCCGCCAAACAAGGAAACTCATGTGTACACCGGAAGGCTGATACGGGCCGCGCTCTGCCACATGGAAGCAACCAGACCTTGCCCATAGAGAACACAGGCCATTTCGTTCTGATGATCCGAATACATTCTCAGAAACTCTTGCGCCTGTTGAAGCAAAGCGGGCGTCGTCTGAAACTGTCTACCGCTCAAATTGACCGTGATGGGCTTTGGTCTGTCCTGATGATAGGGATAAGCATGTTCATTCTCATCGAAGGAACAATCAAAGCCGAACATGTGCATTTCGCGATAGCCCATGACGTGACAGACAGCGATGGCCCGTAGAGTCACGCTGGACCCGCCCCCGATTCGCGGCTCGTTCCCATACACTTCCATGGGAATATCATCGTAGGGGTGCCACACCCGGATTTGACGGCCTTTGAGAGATTCGAAAACTGAGGGAGAGCAGGTAGAGGCTACCAGGTAGAGTGTCTTGTCCTGTGCCTTTTGATAGAATCGCGCGTGATCTTCCCCCGGATCGAATATCACGCAATGAGTCGGAATAATTCCCTTATCCACAAGGTAGTCATGGACCGACCCGCAGGCTACGATCTTGGGGAATTGACGAATAACGGATAGTTGATCGGCAAGACTTGGGCCGCCGGAAACCACGGCGGCATAGGCCATCTTCCCCAAGGCGGTTTCCGCCATATCCATGAATCGCGGCAGTCCCCTTTCCAGAGAGGACGCCGCGTTGGCAAGGCGTTGATCTAGGGGGACAGCGATAGTGCCATTGAGGGGACCGACCGGGACTTCCATTCACCCCTCATACTGGCTGCACCCAAGACGTATCGGTGATGCCCCCCACCGTCAATGTCGGCGTTGCCAAAGTGGTGGGGACGGTGGCGCCGCCGGGCAGGACGATGGCATTCGGGACGGCCTGGAAGCCAAACCCCGCGTTCATGACGACAGTGGACGTGCTGCCCACCGGAATCTTGCCGCCCGAAGTGGAGGTGCCCGTGATGATCGCCATTTGCGGGTCGGTCAGATTCGTGTCCGCGATCGGACCTGCGGTATTTGCCGCCCTCGTACCGGAAACAATACCCCCCACCCCGAAGATAACGAACGGCTGCGACGTGCCGTAAGCGGCGCCGGACAGAGTAGAACCGATGGTGAAGCCCGTCACCACAAAGTTCATGATGACGGTGGCCGCGAGTCCAACACCCCCCACAGTCGGAGTGAAAGTGAAAGTTGGGACAGCCGTAAGAGGGGTGCCCTGATTCGACGGGTAAAGCGCGGTCAGTGAGCCGGAGCCGACAAGAGTCGCGTTCACGGTCAGAACGGCACCCGTCCCCGTCGTATCGCGGGAATCGTTGATGACCGTGATATTCGGCGCGGTCACATAACCGGCGCCCTGGTTTATCACAGTAGGAGGGTTCACCGCACCGTTTGTAATCGTGCAGATCGCCGTGGCCTGGATACCACCGACAGGCGGTGCGTCAATGACCAAGATCGGCGGATAGGTAAAATTCTGACCACCGGCCGTAACTGCGATGGTCGAATTGATCGCGCCGCCAACCACGGGAACCCAGGTGGAAGCGCCGGACGACGGAGTTACCGTGAGCCCGGTTGCGCTACCGATGCCGTTGGTCATTCCCGAGGAAGCGTTGGTGATGAGGGCGCCGACCGGACAGCCGGTCAGGTTTGCAAGACGGTGATTGTAGCCGTCCGCATTCACCGTGATCCATTGCAGAGAATTGTCCGCCGTCACGGTTCGGAATATACCCGTGACAGGATCAAGAACCTGATAGCTGGTATAGGCGCCCGGCGCGATCTTGAAAGTACCGGACGGGAGCACAAGACTCTCGCCGGCCGCCAGAGTGACCGCATTGGTCCCGCGAGTCGGGTTGAATTGAGTGATCGGAGAGAGGCCGGGATTGGGAAGCGGGCCGCCCAAGGCGCCCGTCAGATTCAACCCGATGCTCGCGCCGCCGATGCGAGGACTTGCCATTAGAAAGCTCCCCCCGTGATTCCCTGTAGCTGCATCTGCGCTGCTGGCTTGCTGCAAACAAGGTTAAACGCCACGATAAGCACCCCGATATTGGCGATTTGCAGATTCGGGATGGCCGAATAGAAGCCCGAGAATGCGAACGGCGCATCCTCGCTCATGTACAGCGCCAGATACCTTGAATTGAGCAGATATGCCGTTCCCTTCGGACAGAACGGGTCCATGAAGATTGGGGTATCACCCAGCATGAGCCCACGGAATCCGGAATTGACCAGATCGTCACGACCATACCTCGACCCAGGAGTCGTGTCGTAGCGCTCAACCGTGATGAAGTCCTGCATCAAGGTTGTCCAATCGCCCGGATTCATGACCATGAAGTCAGGGGCTTCGCCACCACCACCAAGAGAGGCTTTGTAGCCGGGGTTCGACGTGTTCGCGGTCGAAGTGCCAGTCGAAGCCTGGACCAGATAGCGGATCATCGCCGAGCGAGTCAGGATGGCGCCCGAGGAACCCAGCTGGACTAGCTGGCCCTGCCAGAACGTATTTCCTGCCGTGGTCCGGTTGATGCCGCCATAGCTCGAAACAAACGTGCCGTCGTCGGTCGCTTCGTACAGGTTATCGACCTGCTGCTGTCCGGGAATCAATTGGTTGTTCTGCGAAGCAAGGACCGAACTGGAAATCGACTGCACCGCGACCGTCTTGGCGTCCGCCATGCGCGCCTTGAGAATCGGAACGACGGCTTCCGAGGATTGAATCAGCGCTTCCATTCCCATGAATGGGATCGGGACAACGCCGAGCTTGAGGTTGAATTCCGCGTTCTGCGAAGCCGTCAAGACTTGAGGCTGCGGGAAGATGCCGGAATAGTCGGACCATGAATATTGAACGTAGGAGCCGCCCTGAACAGGGACGGTGACTTGAGAGACGCCGCCCTTTGCCCGCTGGGCATTTCTCAGAAGCAGAGAAAGAAGCGGCGTGGCCTTGTAGATTTGGACCACAAGACGGGGAACGAACGCCCGGCGGGTCAGTGCTTGAAGTTCCGCACCTACTGCGCCACCAGGTACTATACCGACGCCTAACTGTGGCATTTAGATTCCCCCTACTTCGCTTCCCGGAACACTTTGCCGACTTCGCGTTCCATCCAAGCGTCCTCATCGTCAAATAGAAGCTTGGTATCCGCGTCCTCAGTGGTGGCGCCGATGCCCCATGACATGCCACCAAACGTCGGCTTCTGCGGTTCCGGCGGCGGATTGATCTTGTCGTAATAGGCGGCGGCAGCGAGTGGATCGGCGACCTTGCGCTCCACCATGATTTTCTTGATCTTGTCGATGCCGTCGTCGGTATAGCCGCCGTCCGTTCGAAGTTGATGGAACGCGGCTTCGAGTTTCTGATCTTCCTCGCGCGTCGTCTGCGCATCCAGAAACTTATCGAGCTTCTCCCCGATGGTTTTCACTTCGTTGCGAAGCGGCTCCTCGTAATCCTCAGGGACTACCGTGTCGGGGTAGTGAGTCTTGATGGCCGAATGGACCTGCCGGCGAGTCTTGGGTGACCGTTGCAGCAAGTCCAAAAGGTTCTTGGCCGTCGTGAGAGTCTTGAACTCGTCGTCGGAAATCTCGGGCATGTCATTCGCTCTTGACATGCTTGAGCGTCATTTCCGGGGCCTTCGGCGCTGCATCGCCGTTCGGCTGTGCCGAAGCTCGGGCGCCCCAGCCCATCTTGTCCATCGGAACTTTGATGATCTGAGAATCGGATTCGATGATCCGGTTGTAGGTCGGACCTGGAAAGTTCGCCATTACGCTGCTCCTGCCATTGCGGCCTCAGGAGGCTGCTGCCCGCCCTGAGCGCGCATTAAAGCCTGCATCATTGAGGATTTTTGTGCGTCCTGACCAAGATTCCGCAGCGCCGTCTGCTGGACGCCGGGGACCTCGTCGGAAGCCGGGACGACTTTATTGATTTTGCCGATAGCGTCGTAGACGCCCTTGTAAGGTTCTGATCCCGGTTGAAGCTCGGGCAGAGCCTTCGATAGGATTTTCAATGCCTCCCGCACCTGGGCTAAGGCGTTGGCGTTCATCCCTGGATTTCCAGAGGGGACACCGACAGGCGACGCCCCCATGGGGGGTTGGCCTGACTGTGCGGGAGGCATTGGATCAGGCAAGGGTTACCCCCTGCCGGAGCTACTTGCGCTTTCCGCGCTTGTGTTTCCGGCGACGCGCCATTTTCGTTCTTTCCTCTGATTGGACCGCTAGGATCGAAATTACCGCAGTCCGGGATGCCCTATCGGTTGATAAAGCACGCAAAGATATTCGCATAATCCTTTGATTGTCAAGGCTACTTCTTTTTGCCCTTACCCTGTTGCAATAGTTCGGGGTGTTTGGCGATCATTTCCGCCTGCGCTTTTGCTTTCGCTCGGGCCTTCATAATCAAGGCATCTTCATGTGGAGGATGCACCAGCATGATCGTATCTTCGTCGTCTATCACCCCTAGTTTTTTCATGGCGACGGCCAAGTTACGGGTGTCCTCCTGGAAAGTGGGTGAGGAGGTATGAGAGTCGATCGCCGTCCTGAAATTATCCGGCAACTGCGACAGCATGAACTGCTGTTTATTTTCCGATTCCAATACCTCCGGCTCTTTTGCTTGAAGCAGCTTGAGAGAGTACTCGCCTAATTCAACGGCCTGTCTTTCAACCAGCAAGGCCCGGTCCCTCATCCGAGGAGAAGCATTCCTAGCAAGAGTCGAGGCTTGGGCTTGTGACCTCACTCCCTGATCCCCCATACCCATTGTCACGGGGGTAAATCCAGCAACGTCGTCAAACCATTGTATGGTTTCCTTAATCCGTTCTATCAACAATGCGGGGTCAACATCAGGCGACAAATTTTCAACCTTGGAATTTGGCGTCTCCTCGGAGATGAATGCTCCGGGCCGCCTCAAAGCGTTATATTTCTCCTGGGTCATCCCCGTAAAACCCATAAAGGCTCGGGGCGGATCGGCTTTCAGTGCGGTGACTTCCTGCAATCTCTTGATCTGAGAGTTTAACAATTCTTGGAGCTTGTAGACGCAAGCGACTTCCGAAAGCCCCCAAAAGTACCCATCCACTTCATTAGGACAGACTTTGGTATAGGGGTGTTCGCCTTTTACACCCGAGAGGTTGCGCCTTTTGTCCTGCCCCTCAATGACTATGTCCTCCACCATTCGGATGGTGGTGTAGTCCTGACGCTCGTCATCGACGACCCATAGCTCATCCAGGCGGACCAGACGCTTTGCTACGTCGGGAGCAAGCATGGGCTTGGGCACCGCCGAAAAGTTCGCCATGGCATTTCCAGCGGATTGAGTGGTCGAAACCGGACCAGTCCCCCCGACGATGATCTGCATGAGGTAGCTGTCCTGCTGCGGATTTTCGTCGTTCCTGTTTTTGAGAGTCGAATCGACCTGCTTGAGAATGTCGGCTTTCTCAGGATGGTCTACGATAGTCCGGGCGAAAGCGGCCTTGGTCATATAGGTGGTTTCGACAAAGGCATCCTGTCTGTCGAGGTCCGCTATGTCCTCTCTTAAAACCCCGAACTGTTCAGGTTGAACCAGCCAAGGCTCCAAGCCTTCATGGCCCCACAGCTGCTTTACCAGAGAGCAGCCCTTGACCAGGCCCCAATTCACGGCGGAAGCAAAGGACAGGTCCACATTGCAGCGGTGGATTTCCCGGTTGAGATAGCGGGCGCCAGCTTGCAGAAGGTCCAGGGATTCCTTGGGTTCGGCCGGGTCGCCTTCAAGGGAATAGCGGACATCCGTGGGGGAAAACAGCATCGAGGCGAGACGGTCTACGTGAGAAAATGTCCTGTTATAGACCGTCGTTACGCCATCCGCCGAGCCCGACCAGTAATAGCTGGAAAACATCCGGTTGAGGTCCATGCGGGCCTCACGGCTGGAATAGCACTCATTGATAAGATCGCGAGCCCATGGCCCGATTTGACGGCGGGGGAGTCTCATCGTCTTGCCCCCACAAGAACGATCCGCTGACAAATGGCATTCTTAGCTATAACACAATCATCGTTACAATCGAAAGAGTTGCCCTTATCGGCAAGAGTAGGGGCCAAAACAACAACATACTTAGTTTCTTTAACAAGCCATCCCACTGAATATACGGTAGACAATTCAGAATCTACATCATGAACATCTTTCCACTTCCCGTCAGAACCAGCATGATCAAGCCAGGTCACAAAAATCAGGGGAAATTGGCATTTACCAACGTGTTTAATAGTCTTACTGGCTAAACTCATGCCCTATGGCCTTCCTGAGAATGCCTATGCAATCTCAAGAGGATAGTTTCATGAGTTCATGTAGTCTGTCAACGATGTGGAAAGAGTGGCAGACCGCCGCCGGCAAGACATCCGATCAGCGCGAAGCAAAAATAGATCACGAATATCGCAATCACGGCCCACAGCACGATCTGGATCGCTTGGGCAATGATAGGAATACCGAGCGCGCTGGCGATCCAGGGCAACAGCAGCCGCAGAATGGCGATGATGGCGCAGACAATGACCAGCCAGACTAGAAGCTGCTCAAGCCATTCGAGTGAAAAGCACATACTACCCAATCCCGCCGGAACCGAATGGTTCCTACATCTTGGCGCGGGCTAATATCTTGATGGGGGTTTTCAGGTGGCCTTTCTTGCCCGCTTGATGCAAGAGCGCCATTGGATTGACGCCTTCCGCATTCGCCATGGCTGTTGACTGACGCGCACCGGCCAATAGATCGGTGGTGGGCAAGCTGTTTGCTCCCACGTTCAGATTGGCTCCCGGCTTGCCCCAAAAGGCTTGCGCCATGTTCTCCTGTTGTGGAGTAAGGGGCTGCCCGGTGGCTTGCGCCACTTCGGAGAGTTGGCGAATCTCGGCGCTGCGCTGTGTCTCGGTTTGAGTCGGAACGATAGCAGCGACATCCCCCTCTCGTTGATTGTCCCTGAAATTGGACAGGCCGAATTCGGTTTCCAGGATGTTCTGTGTCACATCCATGGCCTTGGACTTGGCGCCGTTTATCGAGAACAGTCCGGGACGCCATTCCAATACCTGAGAACAGTTCGGACAATCGGGCGGCCCTTCCGAGCTTTCACACAGCACGGTGAATTCGTGGTCGCAGTCATTGCAGGCCCACGTTCTATAGATCATGACTTCACCGCGATAATCGCCACACCGTTGCCGCTCACATTGAACACATCGAGAGTGAGCCCGGCATCCACAAAATAACCTCGGATGGTTTCCGGTTCCAGAAAATGGACGGGAGTCGGATAATAGGCATTGAGATTGTTTATCAGATGCCTTTTGAAAGACAGGTCCGGGTTATAGAACAGCTTCATGAAATGATAGTAGAACAGCCGTTGCACCGTGTATTTGCCGGCCTTGATTCCCAGGCAGGGAATATCGTCTACCTCGATTTCATCCTCGATCATGCCAAGCTGGATGCCGAGATTTGTCAGTGGCTTCATGGCCTCGTAGGCATCCTGTGGGGTCATCTTGGACATGACCGAGCGCAGATAGTCGTCGGTCAATGCCCTGACCGGATTCTGTTTGGTGTAAATCCAGGTGATGAATCGGCCGCCTTTCTTGAGAGCATTCGACAGTCGCACTATTGATGTCCACATGTCCGGGACGTAATGTAGCACGCCAGGACAAAATACAAAGTCGTAGATAGGAGCAAAGAGAATTGTGTTAAAATCCTGCGCGCTCAAATCGGCCTTCATATTGAGGCGGCCAAATTCCGCAGCTGCCGCGTCTATGGCGAGATCAATGCCGCGATATTCGATCCGATGCCACACCGAACCAAAGAATGCTCTTGCGGCCACACCAGAACCGCAACCGACATCCAGCACCTTCTCTCCACTGTATACATCGTTATAGACGATCTGCTCAAAACGCGGGAACCACGTCTTAAACAACTCGACCTGAAACTCATCGGACGCCTTGCTGTCGTAGGCTCCGGGGAGTTTCCAGTGCATGTCGTAGAAATCCGCCAGACTCATAATACCAACCCCGCGTTTTTCCATGCTTCCGTAACGGTTCGTTCCTCACGCGCGGTTTCCTGCGCCTTGAAGAATTGAGAGACTATCGACGCCGTGAACGTCGCATTCGGTGTATCGTGCTGCGTTTTTTCCTGAGCTTCAACTTGCTTGTAAGTCATGCCCTCGGCGATCATGCTTGATCGTATTCTGTCAATATAGGCTTTGTTGGCCAGTCCAAGAGCAAAAGTCCTGTCGTCCTTGTTCTTTCCCAGGGCTGCAATCTCGGAGCCGTCCTGCACGATCTTTTCCATTTCCCGCAACAGCGGAATCGAGCGGACACGCAAGAGATTAAGAGCATAATTGTCGCGCAATTCGTTCAACATGGTCATCTTGGTATCGGTCGAAGTCTGGAAATTATACACGTAGTTGCCGGCCATGGAATCGGGTCGATGGTACAAATACCAGCGCACACAGTCGAAGATTTCCTGCATGCCCTGTGATTTGGCTTGGGCCTGCAAGTAGCCGTGATCGAGCAATTGCTTTAAATGCCGCAGCTCGTTCATGATGGCCTTGCCCGGCCCCTGGACTTCGCAATTGATGGTGACGTTCTTATAAGCACCGGCAAGGTGCGCCATCACCCAAGTCAGCTGGTAGGTTTCAGGGTTTGCGGTGGCATATTCAGCCACTTGGATGATCTTGTCCGCATAACATCGCGTGATCTCTATGGCGTGATTGTCCTTGTTGTCGGAACGACCATAGGCGGGATCGACTCCCATGGTGTAGACGCCGTTAGGGTGCGGTTCCTCCCATATTTTGAGTTCGGCGTCCTGGGCCTTATTGACCTGCTCAATCTCGGTTGCAAGGAAGTCCGCGCCCATGTGATAGCGATAACCCTGGAACAGAGTCTTTTCCTCCTTGATGAACTTGATGTTCTCCGCGACTCTTCGCAGCGGAAAGAAGCTTGTCCCCGAAAGAATGAACGCCTGATCTTCCGTCCAGGGAAAGTTCTGGTTCATCAAATCTTCATTGGTCAGCTGGGTCGTTCGATACCAGCGGTGCCATGCGATCTGTCCGGTGTTGATGACATAACCGTAGCGTTGCTGGACCTCCTGACAGAGACGGATTTCCTCGTCGTCCATCTGGCCGTCCCAGTAGTGATGGTATTCCTTCGATCCGACCTGGAACGAATAATCCTCCTTGGCCCACCAGCCGATGAAGAATGCTTTTTGAGTCAGCGGATCGTCCTTGGCTTCCTGGTACATATCGTGCCAGTCATTGAAGCCGTGAGCGGTGGACTCCCACATGTAGAGTCGGTTGGGGTGTTGCTGAGCTAACGATGCACGGAGCGAAGCAATGCCTTCGTGGCTCGCCCAACTGCCGACCTCAGTTGCATGCAGAAAGTTGAGCGCTCGTGATTGGCCGAGAGTTGTATTGCCTCGCTTAGTTCCGGCGACAAGGTAATCAAGACATGAGCCGTTGTTGAGTTCGAGCATATCACGGTTATGTCGCCGGATTCCGACGCGTAAACCTTTTGGAAGGCTTTCAATAAATTGCTCGATGAGAACACGGAACTTGTTTCTGTTGCCATCGGTATCCGTTACCAACGCTCCCTGCAGCTTGTCATGGACGGTCAGCCAAAAGACATCCATGGACAGGCAGATGGTGGACATGCCGCCCTGTCTGAATTTGAGATTTTTGAAGTCGTGAATGCCCCTGTCGAGTCCCTCGCAGACTTCTTCAAGGAAGCGTTTCTGCGATGTGTAGAGGATGCTTGAAAGCGGCGTCCTCTGATCCCCCACAAGCTCTTTCGAGGGGATGGACATGTAGGTGATGAACTCAAGGAACAGTGGCAACCACGATTGCTTGGTTGAAAGCCCGATCGGCGGAAGCCGCGTGTCTTTCCTACTTCGGCCCACAGCACATCACAAAATGGTAGCAGTTCATCTTTGAGAATCCCGTGTGCACCACTTCATCGGACATGCCGAAGTAGAACACGTTGCGGAAATACCGCTGCATATCGGATTTGAACTTCTCCCCGGTCTTGCAGTTGACGTGCCCGGCTCTTGAGAACGAGGAAGCGTGCGGCTGGAATTCCAAGGTAGGTGCGCCGGCGATGAACACGCCGTCGAAATTCAATGACGACACAATATGGCTCATGGCCGCAGGCTCGTCTGCCGGTTTGATGTGCTCTATCACATCCAGCATGTAGATGGCATCGTAGTTGTCGGGGAACGGGGCTTTGACAATATCGTGCAGCGGCTTGCCCCAAGCCGGGTCAAAATCGAAGATCGCCAATCGCTTTACACTCTGAGCCACAACGGGGCTGGCAAAGGCGTCGCCACAACCAATCTCAGCCACCAAGTGCTGCCCCGCCAGCATCCTTGCGACGAACTTGTAGCGGGCGAAGTGGAAGGCGAATCGCTGCGGGTCACGGCGGTAGGCTTCGCTGACAGCCGGACCCATGACGACAGGCTCGGCATCGAAGCAAGTGGCGTATTGCGGTTCGATAGTTTTCATTGCTTTTCGGCCACGACAAACATGGGCGGATAAAGATGCAAAGTTACCAACATTAAAGCAGCTTTCTTGATTTCCGAGTCTTTCGTTTTGTGGGCAATCTTTATCAATTCTGCCAACTGCGTAGGTGTTAAACTTTCCGCCAGGGGTTCTAGAATCCCGGGCCGAAAGTTGACCGAGTCCGGCCTCTCAGTTCGCGTTGCGTGAACCATTAATTCGACCCCCATTGATGGACAAAGCTACAAGACCGCACGCGGCCGCTGACCAGATTATCCGCCCGCTTCCAAGCCATCGCCCCACACGTACACCGGCAGAGCCACAGCGTATCCCGTTTCGGCTCCCGCTGCTTTCGTCTTGAGATCACAGTCAGGTTGCCGAATACCTTGCCGGTCAGGTCAAGTCGCTTGCCGCGCATTGACATAGGCCGCCGCTAAGATTTTCCGGTCAATCTTATCCACCGGAACCTCATCTGGCGGCCACCCCCGCTCTCGGCAAAGCTGAAAGTACCGCGATGCCCCGATCTGGCCTTGACGGAGAAGATCGAGCGCAAGTGAATGCGTGAGTTCCATCGCTAAACCTCCACCACCAGCACGTCCCGCCACTCGGTCCTGCTGTCCGCAGAAACATCCCGCCACAACTGCTGCAACACTGGCTGACCGATATTCACCCGCCGGTAGCGCAGTTCAGGGGTGGGCTTCCAGCGGCCATTAGAAGCCCGCTGAGTAGCGTTGCGTTCCGCCGCTACCTTGGTAGCTAGCGCGTCATAATCCGCACGGGTGGGCACGCTATTGAGATTGGACATCTATATAACCCTTAGCCTC